CGGCTGGTGCTCAGTCGGGGCGACTACCATTGGCAGCATGAACCCTGCTGGTATGCAGTGAAGAAGACCGGCAAAGGCCATTGGGCCGGGGACCGCAAGCAGACCACGCTATGGCAGATCGCAAACAAAGATCAAGACGCCGCCACAGTGCACGGCACCCAGAAGCCGGTTGAGTGCATGCGCCGCCCAATCCTGAACAACTCAAGCCCCGGTCAGGCCGTGTACGAGCCATTCATGGGATCCGGCACCACGCTGATCGCGGCGGAAACCACGGGCCGGGTCTGCTACGGGATTGAATTGAACCCGGCATATGTCGATGTCGCTATCGAACGCTGGCAGGCCTTCACCGGCGAAGATGTCATTCTGGCAGAAACTGGCGAGAGTTTTTCTGCACTCAAATCTAAGCGTTTGGCAGCATGACGCAATCTCGGCGCATGTCCCTGATCGAGGCCATCACCAACGTGAGCCTAGGCTATGGGTTGGCGGTGATAGCCCAGATCGTTGTGTTCCCGTGGTTCGGGTTGGATGTCAGCATCGGCGAAAACCTTGCGATCGGGGCGGTCTTTGTGGGCATCTCGCTCCTGCGCAGTTACGCGCTGCGCCGCCTGTTTGAAGGATGGCGGTGAAACTTAAGGTCAGGCCGCATCAAGTTTGTAAACGGTACCGCGGCCGTCTTGCTTTTCGGTTACGACAGGCAGGCCCAGCTTTTTCTTCAGGCCACCTGAGATCAAGCCTCGAATGCTATGTGACATCCAGCCGGTCGTCTCAACAATCTCGGCAATAGAGGCACCCTCGGGGCGCTGCAGAAGCGCGATGATCTGGGCCTGCTTGGTGCCAGTGCGGATCGCGACGGGCTTGTGCGCGTCTGAATCGCAGGCTGCGCTGGGCGCTGCATGCATGTCGTTTTCTACCTTCGCCTTACGCAGATCAGTCGCTGTGTTCACCACCACGGGCTCAATGCCAATCGCCTCGAGCCCCGCTGCTGTTGCGAGCAACGTGGTACCATGACCGTCTCCAGTCTCGCGCCAGAGCGGCTCATTGCGGTGCAGGTTCGCCTCAACCTCATCGAGCCAGCCTTGCTTGATCATCTTGGTGATCACCGTTTTGGCCGCAGCGCCATGCAGCCCCTTGGGCAATGGCATGGCCAGATTGTCGGGGCGGGTTGCGGCGCGGCTGAGGATGATGGTTTGGGTCTCGGTGAGTTTGAGCATTGTGGTCTCCTGTCGTGAATAGGGTTGGTGGTGACGAGGTCAGTCGATCTCGGCCATCGCGGCCGGGACTGCGACTGCGACTGCGAAGTGCTGCACCCAACCGGTCAAGTATGGCAGCCCTTCCGGGATGCCCTCCTCGCGCTCGGTCCGGCGGCTGATGCGCCAGTCCAACCATTTGCGAATTGCAGTGTTGATGGCAGTCTCGCTGTTGGCGACTCCACTCTGCAGTTCGCCCACCACATCGTCTGCGAAGTGACGGCCCATACGACTATCGAGAAAGTCGCGGACGCCAATCATTTCGTCCTCGCTGTCAGCGTGGACAGCCTGAGCAATCAGGGTTGAGGCCAACGTCCAGACCACGGCGGTGCGCCGCTCACGCAGGGGGCAGATTGTGAATGTGCCAAAGAAACCATTGGCCTCATTCCGGGTTGGCAAGATGACGTGCGCGGTCATCGGCCTGCCCTCAATTCGATCCAGCTGCCCTGTTCGAACACATATGTATGGCAAAAGTCGCAGCGCGGTTCCGAGTGGACGACCGGCGCGCGGGCTGGATCAAAAGAGTTGAGTGCGTCAGCGTGGACCTGCCGGATTTCCTTTGCTGCGAGGATGTCGTCAGGTGTCCAGCACGCCAGCGCTGGCAGCATGTGCGAAGGATACCCGTCGAAATATGGGCCCACTTGTCGAGCCCGGTCTGGATGGCGATCTGCGCGCGGGTGCTCATGGTAGTTCCCCTCAGATCAGCTTCAGATCAGCCAGCACCGCGCTGGCGGCAGCAAGCTGGGTGGTCGGCAGCTCGATCTTGAGATGCGAGAACACATCCGAGGCTTCCGCAGTGATCCCGTTCTCGCGCAGCGCGGCCTCAATGGCCTCGGCCACAGCGTTCGGGCGCGAGCGGTCGAACTGGTCTGGCAGAGTGGTGTAGTCGATGCGGATGATGGTGGTGGCGGTCATGATCTTGTCCTTTCAGGATTGGGGTTTGGCAGCAGCGCCTGCGCGGCGTCCGGCTTCAAAGGCGTCTTCAAGTGCCGCATGGATCGCCCAGACCGCGACATCATGGAAATCGAGACGGTCACGGTTGCGGGTCTCCAGCGTTTCAATGAAGAACCGGTTTCGGGCGATCCCAAGGATCAAGGCCTCGCGGACGTCTTCGGGTGTAGGGGTGGTTTTGCGCTTGGCCATAATCAGTCCTCCCAGCGGCGTTCTGGCGGGGCACAATGCACCCGCTTCTTGACACCATGCATCGCTCTATCGCGGAGTGTAATCAACTCAAATAATTACTTTTTCTTGTTTATATACAATATGTTGAGGATGATCACAGCGCCATGGAAGGTATGTCTGAACGCGCCTATGCAGACCATTCCGGGCTCTCACGCGGGGCGGTGCAAAAAGCACGCAAGACCAAGCGGCTGGTCCTGTTTCAGGACGGGTCGATCAATGCTACCGCCTCGAACGCACGGCGCGGGGCGATGACAGACCCCGATCAGCAGATGCGCGCGCGGGGTGGGGTTGGCGGGGCCAGCAGCAACGACGGCCCCGCAGTCTCCGGGCCTGGCGACAGCACATCCTACCTGAAAGCCCGCACAGCGCTGACAGTCTACCAGGCGCAGGAACGCCAGCTTGCGATCCAGAAAAAGAAGGGCACGCTTGTGGATCGCGCCCGGGCAGAGGCGCTGGTCTTCCGCCTGGCCCGCCAAGAGCGCGACGTCTGGGTCACCTGGCCCACCCGCGTGGCAGCCCTCATGGCTGCGCAATTGTCCGCAGAGATGGAGAAGGCGCAGGGCACACCCGTGACGATCAAAACTGCGATCCTGCAAAGGGTGCTGGAAACCCATGTCCGAGAGCAGCTTAACGCCCTCGCAGATCTCAGGGTCTCGCTTGCATGAGGGTGATCACGATCACAGCCTGAACAACGGCGACCTATCCGAGGGGCTCGACCTCGGCTTTGATGGCGCTGAGGACATACTGCGCATCTGGCGGCGCGGGATCCGGCCTGATCCAGATCTGACAGTCTCGGAATGGGCAGATGCGCATCGCAAACTGTCGTCCCGCGCCAGTGCTGAACCCGGGCAATATCGCACGGCGCGCACGCCCTATCTGCGCGAGATCATGGACGCACTGTCACCGCGCCACCCGGCGCAGCGGATCACCTTCATGAAGGCCGCACAGGTCGGCGCCACGGAGGCGGGTAATAACTGGATTGGCTTTGTTATTCACCACGCGCCAGGCCCGATGCTGGCGGTGCTGCCAACCCTCGAGATGGCAAAACGCACATCGCGTGGACGGATTGATCCGCTGATCGAGGACAGCCCTGCACTGCGGGAGAAGGTGAGCCCGGCCCGCTCGCGGGACGCGGGCAATTCAATGCTGTCAAAGGAATTCCCCGGCGGCATTCTGGTGTTGACCGGGGCAAACTCAGCCACTGGCCTGCGCTCAATGCCCGCGCGGTATGTATTTCTGGATGAGGTTGACGCCTATCCGGCCTCCGCAGACGAGGAAGGTGACCCGGTCACACTGGCCGAGGCCCGAACCACAACCTTTGCGCACAGGCGCAAGGTGTTCATGGTTTCGACCCCGACGATCCGAGGGCTGAGCCGCATCGAGCGGGAGTTCGAGGCCTCTGATCAGCGGCGGTATTTTGTGCCCTGCCCACATTGTGACCACCGGCAATGGCTGCAGTTCGAGCGGCTGCGCTGGGACAAGCGGCAGCCAGAAACTACCATGTATCATTGCGCAGGCTGCGAAAAGCCTATCGCAGAGCATCATAAGACCTCGATGCTGGCCAAGGGTGAATGGCGTGCAACGGCAGTGTCCGCAAACCCGAACGCGATCGGCTTTCACCTCTCGGCGCTTTATTCGCCGATTGGATGGAAAAGCTGGGAGCAGATTG